TATCCGAGATATTCCAGTCCTCCATGATATAGCCTACTTCATTTCCGAGAACGGAAAGGATGATGGCCTGCAGACGAAGTAGAGCTTCATCCGTCTCAGTCGGAGTCATGTTGGCAGTGGCGGCGATTAGGTTACTTTCACGCATCGCCTGCGTGAGAATGTCAGAGACTTGCGTCATAGTTATTTCTTCCCACCACGATAATTACGTTGGCCCGGAGCAGCGCCCTTGGAACGAGCAATCTCGCCAATGACACCGCCCGGTACACCTTGGGCCTTGAGTTGGGCAGCACGGCCACCCATCCCAAGCTTATTACTTTTGCCCTTGAAGGAGCCAGTCTTTTTGGTGTTAGCCATCTTACGCAGTCGTTACGATAACATCAACCCGTTGCTTCTGACCATCAGCATTACTGCCACCGCCCCAAGCAGGAGTAAGACACCGTACCCACACACCGACTGAAGAGGTTGCCACATTCATTTTGAAGCAAGCCGAATCAAGTTTCATACCAGTAGGTTCAAAAAGTTCAGTAGGCTTTGAAGCACCGATATATAGATACACCCCATGATTAAAGGGGAAAGGACGCACGTCAATGAAATTGATAGTCGAGCTCGGTGCTACGACTTCTTTCCAGCCATCCTCAGGAGCAACATAGATATTTAGAGAAGCCGTAGCCGTGGCCATAACTTATTCCTTACGCCTGAAGTGCGCTAGTCAAGGCGTTGACCTTGGCATGAAGATTGGCGATGTACTGCAGAAGTTCCACAACCGTAGGGGCAGTCGAATCAGCAATAGTCTGCGTGGTACCCGGAGTGGGAGCAGAGCCCGAAGTGTACGTCGGCGTCGCCAAGTTAGAAATACTCGTAATCATGGCGTGAAGCTTAGCACGAAACCACGGACGAGGGTCCTTAATGACAGGATTAAAAGCCATTTATATATCCCTTTTGTAGGACGGACGGGGCCGAAGCCCCGCCCATAACAATATTACGAACCGTTAATGCGCACCAGACGCCGACGATCCACTACAGCAGCAGTAAGCGCGACATCAAATCGCACGTCATGCTGACCCGTAGCAAAGGTCGAGTTCTGCCACATACGAACGGACAGAGGAACCTTAGTAAGACCCTGACGACGAGCAATACCCGTAGCAGGCATGATAAGATCAACTGTATTCACGACAAGGGCTGCCTTATTCGCAATGAAGCGAGGCTTATAGGCAGTGCTGGCCGAGCCAACCCAAGTAATGACTGCATTATCGGCAGGAGCCGAATCAACAGTAGCATTAGCAGTATTGGTATTCACATCACCGCCCGAACCCGAGGCCGGTACAATGATAGCCGGAGTGATACGCATGGCAGCAATAGCACCCGTGGAGGCAGTGTAGCCACCAATGACACGGAACTGCTGCAGACGACCAAGGCTTGCACCCAGACGGTTATCCCACGCATACACGCCAGCGATAGTGAAAACTTCACCATCAACGACAGTACCCGTAGAACCTACACCATCAAGTGAGATAGTCTGCGACAGGTAGTTACCCGGAGCAGAGCTAGCCGCAACAGCGGAGTAGTTTACATTCTGAGTCGCACCGTTGATAGCACCATTGGTACGAGTACCAGTCGTGATAGTCGGAAGCTGCTGAGTGAACAGAGTCGGAATACCTGCGACAGAGCCGGTAAAGCCCTCTCGATAAGTACCTTCACCAATCATATTCAGCGAGGCGTTATCAGCAACGATAGCCGAACCCAGAGCCTGCTTATCACCATAGGTGAGAACAGCACGGAGGTCAGTGTCTTCGACACCGTAGTCCTTCAGGCGCGTATAGCCCGAAGCAATGTCGTCGTAATCCGCAACAGTCGTGCCCGGAGTACCCGTCCAGTCATCCGACGCAAGAGCGGCGAAGCCGAGCAGATAAGCATCAATCGTCTCAGCAAGACGGATCGCAGCGTTCTTCAGCGCTTCCGATTCACGGGCATCGCCGATGTCACGGATACGCTGGATGTCGCCCCAACCCATATTGACGTTGAAGGTCTTGTTGATAGTGTACTGCTCCGAGCCGAAGACAGAATCGTCAGTACCGCCGGAGAGGTCCTTGACACCATCAGTCGTCTGCGAGACAGCATACCGGGGGCCGACCTGTTCGATAACAGTCAGCTTGTTGCGGTCATTCATTTCACCAGCGAACTTGTTCCACTGGTAGAGGTCCGATGCAACCAGATTATTCTGGAAGATCGCAGCAAAGCTCTTGAGTACAAGAGATTGCTGAGTAACAGTAATACCACTCATTATGAGTCGTCCCTAAAAGAGGTTACCTTCGACGAGGGAACAATTCCCTAGCGAAAGTATCCAGATCAGCATTTTCAAGGTCAACTGCTGGAGCCTGTGCGTTGCTACCCTTAGTGCGTGTAGCAGGTGGCGCAGGTGCATTAGTTGTCCTAAGTTTCGTTTCTTTCCCAGACCGTTCATCGGCAGCGATTTCGAAGCGGGCTTCAATTCGACCGAGGCGATTCAACGCTTTCTCGGGGCTGCTGTTGACAATCGCACGCGCCTCTTCCGGGTGCTCAGCCAAATAGTAGAAAACGTCAGGACCATAATCCATGCCCATGATATTCTGGGTCAGGTAGACAGCGTAATCCTGCGGGATATCCTGAAGGCTATTGAGAAGAGCTTGACCCTTCTCTATATAGTCAGGATAGACTTCCTTAGCAGAAGTTACCTTGTCATTCCAGTTAGTCTGCAGAGTATTCATTTCAGCGGCTCGCGCCTGTTCTGCCTGAGTTTCTGCAGCAACCTTTGCTTCATGTTCTCGCTCGATTGCCCTATCGTAGCGAGTAAGGTCACGGAGTAGTTTGGGATCGAAGTCACCTAGGGGATACTTCGGACTTCCGTCCGCATTCAAATCCTCTGAGGTAGGTTCTACGAGCCCCCTGTCCGGCTTCTGTGTATTCTGGGTATCCTCGACAGGTTTAACTGTCGCAACTTCATCTAACTTAGCAATGGCCGTTCGAAGCTGGGCTTCCAGCGACTCACGGTTACGATCTCCATCGCGGAGCTTCGCAGTTAGATCATCGATCCGCTCTTGGAATCGACTCTTCTTCTTTCCTACAGGGGCGGTGTCATCGGTTTCTTCGGGGGTTGTGCCGTCCTCGGCTCCCTCGTCGTCTTCGTTGGTCCCGTCCCCCATCTCGGGGTCAGAGGTTGAATCGTCTCCGTGCGAGGTAGTGTCACTTGTTTCACCATTATCGGAGTCCTCGTTGGTGTTAGATTTATCTGCCGTCTTGTCAGCGCCAAAGAGGGACGCGGCGAAGGTGTCGAGGTCGGCATCTTCAATAACAGTATCAGACAAATCAGTTGTATGGATGTCAGTCATAGAAAGGTTAACGGTCCTTTACCGATATTCTGCTTTTAGGGCGCAGTACCGGAACTGGATGCAGAATTTTGTCCAGTTCCCTGCGTGGTAGTCGGCGAAGGCCGGCTATTTGTAGCATGTATTTTAGTGATAGCGTCAGTGATCATCTTATTGTGCTGGACAGCCAATGTCCCGGCAGTCTGTAGATGATCGTGGCCCATCTGTTCACGTTGAATCTGATGTTCATCAAGCTTAGCGCTTGTCTCAAGGATCTTACCGATGGCATCAAGCTCAAGCTTATTACCATCAACCATGTTATCCGACAGTGCCTTGATCCGCTGAGTCTCGGCGTTGTAGATATCAATACTACGATCAGCCTTCATCTGCTGGTTCTCTTGAGTAAGCTGCATCAACTGCTGCTGCATCTGCTGGAATTGCTGGGGATCTACACCCGGACCAGCACCATTCTTCAGATCATCCTCATCGAGATACTGTGGAGGAATAGTCTTGATCAGACGCTCAGCCAGTTCTTCAGCACCCGGCCAATCCTGAGCCTTTACAACTAGATCACCAGCGACCTGCATCAACTGCGGCCAGACTTGGATGGCATCCATCATAGCCTGAGCAGCCGCCTGACGACGAGTGGTATAGCTAGTACCAGAAGTAAGAGCTACATCATACTTACCAACAGAGAGATCGACAGCCTTGGGGTTCATCGGATCATTGATCTTCTGGAACTTCACGGTCTCGTCCTGTCCGATAGTTCGAACCACACGAGTACCATCATAGATGACTGGGATGAGCTGGTTGATTACGTCTCCGGCTTCGAGGACGGCGGCGTCTCCATTATCGAAGTACGTAAGTGCCGCGATATCACCTTCATGCTGGCGCGCATCAATGGCTCGACCAGAAACCTCATTACTCTTAATACCGAGTGATGCATCCTGAATCCCTGTGACATCTTTCATGTCCTGAACGTTGGTCTGAGCCTCATTCAGTAGGGCCTGCTGAATAGTCGGAGGTTCAACCCGCATGATATTCTGACCGAAGACAGCATCAT